CCTTGACCATCTATGCCAACGCCACCGCCACCTGCTAGATTCGTATCTCCTCCTGAAGCACCACCTGCACCAGCTGCTCCACCAGTACCGTCACCACCGCGAGCACTTTGATAGTTTCCACCTGTGCCGCCTGCACCACTGTATCCACCTGCTCCGCCTCCGCCACCTCCATAAGAGAATCCACCAAAGCCGCCATTGCCGCCATTGCCACCACCGTCGTTCTCAGGCTGGACTGCATCACCGCCAGTACCTCCAGGAGAAGAACTACCAGTCCATTGTCCGCCTGCGCCACCTCCGGGTGCTATAGCATGTTGACCTCCAGCAGTAATGTTTTCAATATAACTATCTGTCCCAGCAGAACCATCGTTACCAGTTGTTCCTCCTTCTCCTCCTGCGCCTACTGTAACAGCTATTATGTCGCCGGGCGAAACAGAGATATTATTTTTATATGCAAGAGCGCCACCTCCGCCTCCGCCACCTGTGCGTCCAATGTTGCTGCCGCCGGCACCACCACCACCGCCACCTACTGATACAACACTTATACTAAATGTGTCGGCAGGTACAGTCCAGTTGGTTGTTGTGCCAGCACCAACAAATTCTACTTGCCCTACTGCTTGAAATACACTTGTGTCTTCAATTCTAACAGTATTTGCTGATTCTAAACCACCAGTTGCTGCACCGTTGCTATCTGTTGCTGCTAGTTTTATTCTAAATGATTCTGTGCCTTCTGTAATTGAATCTTCTAAAAGTGTTAACGTTCTAGTTGCAGTATTGTTATTAATAGTAAAACTAAGAACCGGATTATCAAAGTCTGTTGCAGCAACAGTACCTGTTACACTTACTAATGTAAAACTAACTGAAGTTCCGTCAGGAACATATTCTGTAGACAGTGTAAATGTAACGTTGCCATCTTCATTTAATAATGTAACATTAGGAGTGAGTGTGTTATATCTAGGTGTTGTATCTATCGAAGTGTCAACTACTGTAACAGTAACATCATCTGCACCATTATCTAAACTAAGAGTAAAAAGTTCGTCACCTTCTTGATAACTAAAATCTTCTGTAAATGTAAATGTGATAGTGTCTGTGTTGTTTACAATATTAAAGTTACCTGTTTGCGCTCCACTTGATATATCATCGGCAAAGTTAAAGCCAGTACCGCCTGTGATCGTGTAAGGAACATCTGTAAAGTCAGGCACATCTGTAGTTGTAAGTGTGATACTAATTGTGCCGCCTTCATTGACCGTCGGACTACTTGCATTCAATGAGTATGTAGGATCTAAACTTGTATCATTAATAGTAATTGTTTTAGCTAGTGAACCTGTTGCAACTCCTTGGCTATCTGTTGCTGCTATTGTAAAGTCAGCAGCCTGACTGCCTTCAGTAAGTGAATCAGCTGTTGCAGTAATCGTTGCAAGTAAATTATTAACGTTCGCTGTTGTTGCAAGTGTGTCGCTTGTCTTTGTACCGATACCAGATGATAGGTCGCCTGCTTGTACATTTCCGATAGTATAATTAACTGTTGTATTTGCATTTAAGTTTGTAGTGTTAAGAACAACACCAAATGTTTCGCCTTCATTAACGCTAGTAATTGGCCCGGCAGCAAAATTAATTACGTTATTAGTATACCCGTAAAACTGTAAACTGTTGTATGAAGGAGGATCCGGAACAACAGTTGTATCAATTAGATCAATAGTTATTGAATCGCCTGTACGGTCAAGTGTTAATGTAAGATATTGTGTGCCTTCTGCTACTTCGTCTGCTATTATAGTAAATACTGCTTGACCTGAATTGCCTTGTATTTCAAATACTCCAGTTAACGGCGCACCGGCAATTTCTGCACTTGTTATTCCTGTAATTGTATAAGGTATTTCGTTGCCGTTTGGAATACGCTGAGTATTAAGTGTAATAGTTAAAACTTCGCCTTCTTGTACACTAGATACTGCATCAAGAAGATAAGACGGAACCTTGCCGGCTTTCGAAGCAGCAAAAGTTTTTTGACTCATTGATGCAATTCTTGGCATAACTTATCCTTTTTATCTTGGTGCTCTAATTTGTGCTGCTCTTACTATACCTGAAGGTTTATATTCTTGACGTTCTATTTTAGCTACCCAATCTGATACACCCTTGTGTCTTTGAGAATTTAAGGTAGCTGCAAAGGCATTTGCTTTTTGTTGTGCTAGTGCTTCTTGAGTTGTATGCTTGTACGGTTCTAGTAAACTGTCTTCGTCAAAAATACGTTTGGTTGTATTTACAGTTTTTGAGTATGCTAGTATTGCATATATGTGTGAAGGTGTTTTTGCCATTGTATTATCCTATTGTTAAACCTGGAGGAACTCCTCCAATTGCTGTAAATGCTTGCTTGCCGTATCTATTAAACAAAACACGATTAGGAGCACCCATTAGACTATCATATATTCTATCGTAGTCTGTGTCTGAACTTGTAGTAAACATTACTGCTTTCGAATCTTCGAATATTCTAGTCTGCATTTGTGCAGGTGTTAGAGTTGGATACTTTTGCAAATGCAAGGCTACTACACCAGCTACTTGTGGCGCTGCCATACTTGTACCACCAATGCTCATTATAGGAAAGGTGTTATCTCCTGGATAGCCGGTAGTACTATATGATCCTGTGTCGTAATCTCTACTAGTAGCAGCCATTATATCTGTACCAGGGGCAAATATATTTACACCTGGACCGCGTGTTGTTGATACTGAAGTTTGATCTAACAGTATTGTGTTGTCTTCACTACCGGTACTGGTTTGCGCTCCGCTGTCTATGTTGCCTACCATAAAAGCATTTTCGCTGTAAGGCGAACTTCCTCTGTGATAGGTTCTTGTAGTACCGCTAAAGGTTACTTCATTGTCGTAGTCTGGTCCTGTTGGAATTTCTACTTTGTGTAGATTGTTGCCTGCGGCAATAGTCACATGTATTCCATCTGTGATCATATCTTCTACTTCTGCATCTACTGACGCAACACGTACAGGTATACGATGAGTGCCGCTAAAATAATTTTGACTTACACCTGTGGCTGCTTGTAGTGCAGTACGTGTAGTGTAATCAACTCCGTAGGTCCATGTAGTGCCTCTGTATGTTCCGCTTGTAGGATCACCTGATACTGTTGCACCGTATCCCCAACTCATGTTTACTACAGTAGGACGCCCGTTAATTTTAGCATTGTGCCACAAGCGTATGCAATCAAATGCATCTGATATACTAATACCTGTGCCATCACTGCCTTGTAGTGTTTCGAGTCCTGCTAGTTTTTGTGAGTATATGTGCGCACCCTTTGCCCAACCATATCTTCTTCCTGCTGCTATACTTGCACAGTGTGATCCGTGGCCATCTAAATCTCTATAGTGATTAGCACTCTGTGTTCCAGGTAGTCCACTTTCTTGATACCAATCAATTTCTTGTAGTCGACTGTTTATACCTGCTCTGTCTAACCAGTCAGGATGCCCAGGATCTATTCCACTATCTTGTATTACTACATCAACACCTGTGCCGTCGAGAGCATATTCGTAGTCACCGGGTGAACCTGTAGATCTAGTAGTGCCGAATGCAACAAATTCATTTGTTTCTTTAATACAACGTTTTAGTCCCCAGTTAATGTAAGTATTTGATAATCCGGCGTCTCTGTAAAAGTTATTCTCATTGGTACCGTCGTATTGATATGCATGTAACCCTATTTCAATATCGTCACGCTGCTCTGGTGGTATCTCTACAGCACGTACTCTAGGATCTGCACGTAAAGTTTCTGCTTCTTCGTCTGTGAGCATAAAGTGTGTTTGTATCTTTGAACCTGGTCTACCATTCGCAACCTCTACTTTACGATCGGGTATGTAGCCAGTACCTGTAGTAGATTCTAGTTCACGCTCTAGTCTAATTAAGGCTCGTCTGCTTCTTGCTACTACTGTGTATTCTCTTTCCATTATGAGTAACTCGTTGCTGTTCCTAATACTGCTGTCCAGGCACTAGCACCTCTCATAAGTGTAAATGAAATAACGTCAATGCCATTGGCTGTTCCACTAGGTGTAAAACCATTTTCCCAAAGTATTGTTTGTGTTGCTCCGTCGATTCTTACTGCGTTTGGTATAAATGCCGATGCACCTTGATTTAAAATAAGTGCAACTGAGATTGCTTTATTAGCAGTAGTTGGAACATTTGTAAAATCTGCTGTAAAGTTTGATACTATACCTGTGTGAGAAAATAATCCGCTTGAAGTTAAATCATGTGTAACTACGCTAGTAGCACCAGAAATAGCAGTCATGTGTTCACTAGTTGCTGTGTTGAATGTTACAGTGGCAGTAAATGATGTAAAAGAAGAAAATTCAACAGGCTGATTTGCAACAATGCCTGTTGAATTTATTGCTAAGTCTGGCCCTGCTCGTCCAGCAGCAGCAAACAGAATATCCTGTTGTGATTTAACACTTACATCACTTATAGTATTTTTGTTATTAATAACAATATCACCAGCCGCGGCAGCATCTTGTGATATTTCTACACCAGCTACTCCGCCGCCTCTCATTGCAACAAACGCACCGTCAATAGTAACACCACCAGCTACTGCTCCTCCTTGTAATGTTATAAAGTCAGTTGCAATTAAATCTAAATCAGTACCGCTACTAAAAGTAGGAGTACCAGTTGCTGTTGCTACAAAGCTATCTGCTGTTACTGCACCGGTATACGTACCAGCGCCTGTGATATTAATATCACCTGTGCCTGTTATATCGTTTGTGTTTAAATCTAAAACACCACCTAACTGCGGAGTTGTATCATTAACTAAGTCTGCATTTAAGTTTGATAAATCTGCAGGAGAAAATGTAAATGCGCCACTTGTATTATTATAACTTAAACTTCCTCCACCAGATGCGGCTCCAGTTGTAACACTAAAATCAGTTAACTGTGAGTATCCGCTTAGGTTTGCAGGATTGAACGTAAACACACCTGTGCCATTGTTGTAAGATAAATTACCTGCACTCTGTGCAGAACCGACAGTTACACTAAATGCCGCCAGTGAAGCGTATGCTGATAAATCTGGTGGCGTATATGTAAACACGCCAGTTGTGTTGTCGTATGATATAGCGCCGTCATTACTGGCAGCTGCTGGTGCGCCTATGCTTAGATCAGCAAGCTCAATACCACCTCCGCCACCGGCAGTAGAACTTGCTATCCACTGTGACCCGTCCCATGCTAGTACATCATTTGATGAAGGATTAGAAATATTTGTGTCTGTTAAATCGTTTATACTGTAAGTAGCAGTGTTTTGTATTTCTACATTTCCTGATAAGTTAACTACAACATCAACACCAGTACCTCCGACAAAATTAATTATATCTTGACCGCCGTCTACATCAGTTAACGTTAAATCAATACCTGCTGTTGTATTATCTGTAGCTGCTAAGTCATAAGTTGTATTTGTATCAGTGATACCTGATACTGTAGCTGCTACCCAATTATTGCCGTCCCATTGTAAAACTTGTCCTATAGTGAGAGGACTTGAAGAAGTATCAACATCTCCAATGTTATCTATTGTAGTAATATCAACATCAACGCCTTCAAGTAACGCAACTAAGTCAGGAGCGTTTGTTAAATCATTGTAATCGCCGCTGAATAATGTATTGCCAGAATCAGAAAGTTCGCTAACATCAGTAGGAATAAAAGGAGTATTTGTTAAATCATTATAGTTGCCACTAAAGGTATTTTCAGTAACCCAAATTCTATCAGCTAATGTTATATTATCGGCCTGATTAGCAGTGTATAACCTTAAGGTATTTCTGTCTGCATCAAAGAAAATTTCACCCGATGCTCCGCTGAGTGTATCTAAACTTTGAGATGATCTCTTTTGTAATCTTATACTTCGTACTGGTATTGGCATAAAAATATTCCTTTGTTATATTTATCCACTAAATACTACAAAGGAGTTTCTATGGCCGATCCAAAAAAATTCAAACCTTATTATGTTGTAGAATCATTTAGTCGCAAACAAAACAAGATTAGACAACACATACTTGCTACAGAAACGGAACGTATGAAAAAGTTATCTAATTTTGACGAAGCTGTTAGACGTTGTAAAGAATTTACAAATAGTCTTAATGAAAGTTCAGCATTAGGAGTTAACGATTGGATACCAATGTTGCATTTCCATTACGAGAAAAATAAAAAAATTCCTGTTAATATACCAGACTAATTACCTAAGTTATTTAAAAAATCTCTTAGTTTAGTACTATCAGTTTCAGCACGTATTTTCTTTGCAGGTTCTCCTTCACCAGGATCTGTATTTACTGTTCCTGAACTACCAGAGGTTGTTGGAGTTCTTTTAAGTGCTGCTGCTATTGAACTAGACGATCCTCCTAAACCTGCAGACGGTGCTTCTTCAGCGTCATCGCCTAAATCAAAGATTCGCAGTGTGTCTACATCAAACCCTAGATCAATCTTTTGTCCTACACCACTTGATGAACGTGTCTTCATTAGCTGGATCTGATAACGCCCACGTTCTCGCATAGCACGACTTGTAAAGATACCTATGAGATTGTCAGCTGTATTAATTTTACTAATGCCACCACTAATATGTGAGTGATCAAATTCTATCTCCTCAACTGAACTTCTGTTCAACTGCGATGCTGTAACAAAGATGCAGTTTAGTTCCATTGCTAAGTTACGTAACTCTTCCGATACATACTTGTCTTTAACAAACAAGTTCTCTGCACTAATCTTTTGTCCGATCGGATGCATCAAGTCTAGATAGTCTATAAGCAGTACATCTACTTTGCGTCCTGTTTTGATTTCGTACTCTTTCAAATATGCTCTTACATCGTTTGCGTTCTTACCAGTTGGCATATACTTGACTTGAAATGCACCTGACTTCTTGCCAATCATCTTGACTTTCATTTCAACATCATCAATGCTCTTAAAGATATCACGACTTGGAATCTCCGATGTCATTGCATCTAGTCGCATACTAACTAAGTTTTCACTAAGTTCGAAAGTTAGATACATCACGTTCATGCCTGCTAAACACCAGTTTACACCCATGTTCGCCATGAACAAACTCTTGCCAGAACCAGAACCACCTGCAAAGATATTGAGCTCGCCTCTGTTGAATCCACCAAACAGTTTTTTGTCTAGCATCGGCCAACCTGTGCTTACTTGTCCGTTCTTGTCTTTGATTGCTTCTAGCCTGCTTCTCGGGTCTGCAAAGTAGTCTGTACCCAGGTCCTTCTGTAAGCCAATCTGTACTGCTTTCTTAACAAGGTCCTCAACTGGTCCATACTCACCTTTCTCAAGTAAGTCTGCCGAGTCAAGTATTGCTTTCTCAAGTGCTTTGTGCCTACTGAACGTTTCAAACTCCTGTAGAAGCCAGTCATAGTGATTCTCCTGTAACTGTCCTGGATCTTTTAGATTACTATCTGTTGCTGCATTGATCATATCAAACGTAGGAAGTGCATTATGTTCTTCAACATAATCTTTTAAAAACTTTGCGCTAGTTTGTAACTTGCGATCAAATGTACTTGGATCAAATACACCTTGACATCTAACAAACGACTCTGCGTCTGTCATAAACATCTCAAGATATACTTTTTGTATGTCGTATCCGTAATCTGTGTTCTGTCTGCTCATGTGTATATTATATAGCCTTGTATCAGATATGTCAATTAAAAATAGTTAACATTAATATTAAAACGTGCCTTAGCATCTGTGCAATTAGTACTGCTATGTTCGAGACCTGCATTAAAAAATAAAACTCTGTTTTCAATGCTTTCTATTTTTGTTCCATCAGATAATTGTGTGTAACCGTCACAAGTATTAAGACATATAATTGCTCCGTTATGATCAAAAGGAGCATCAGTATGTGGCGAATGTGTTACTAGTTCATCTTTTGCAGGATAACAGTTTGCTTTGATTCGAATTAAAGATCTAATATCAAAGTCTCCCCATATACGATCAAATAAATGATACTCTTGACACAAAGGTTCATGTTCATATATTACATTTTGAAAATAACAATTATTATCTTCTTCAGTATGATTAGAATTAATATTAGGCACAAACCGCCATTCGCTTTGAATAACAGTATCTCTTAATTCATTAAAATAATTTATTTCGAAAAAATTATCAATTATTTTATAGTGTTTATTTTTTATTAACTGCAAACTTTTACTCCGTACTTCTTTTCAAATTCTTTAGCGTCTGTCAAATTGTTTACCATTGGTTTACCCTTGATATTGAGCGAAGTATTTAACAACATAGGACAGCCAGTTTCTTCATACCAACGTTCTAGCAGTCGTCGTATTCCGCTATCGTCTTTTGGTACCACTTGGACTCTGGATGTACCGTCTGCGTGTACGATGGCAGGATACAGGTCTGGATTTTTGCAACGGGCGGTAAACTGCATATAACTATTTGCTGGCCCGTCGAACTGTTCGGTATAGTGTTCACTGAGCACTGCTGGAGCAAAGGGCCGAAACTTTTGTCTTTGTTTAATAGCGTTGACTCTGTCTTTGATATCGTTTCCGCGTGGGTCTGCGAAAAGGCTACGATTACCAAAAGCACGAGGACCGTATTCAGCACGGCCGTTAGCGACTCCACAAATGCCGGTGGCTTGTAGTTCTCGAATTGTTTCTTCAACTGGGTATTCCCCTTCTATGTTATAGCCCGTAAATACATGCTCCATTGGCATGTGTTCTTTACGATGGGCTAGGACTGCACCAACTGCACTCCCTGCATCTCCTGGATTAGGCATAATCCATACGTTGTCAAAATACTTGTAAGCTAAATGATTAGCACTACAGTTTAGTGCGCACCCTCCCATTAGAACTAGGTTACGGCTTTTAGTATTTTCTTTAGCCCACTTTAATATTTGTTCTAGGGTAAACTCATAACACTTCTGAGTGGCAGCGGCAATGTCAAACATATCCTGCTCCGATGTTAACCTTGGCTTCCACCAACGGCACCCTCGGTGTAGATTATCTTTGTATCTAACTTTAGGCCCATCTATGTACTCAATCATATCATACATGTCCCACCAAAATCTTCCCGGGTCACCGTATGCAGCCATACCCATGAGGATGTATTCATCTTCGTTAGGTTTAAGTCCTACTCGTTGTGTGAGTGCTGAGTACCAGAGTCCCACGGAGTGTGGATATCCTTGTGAATATGTTTTTTTGAGTTTGGATCCTTTACCATGCCAGATAGTAAGTGTATCAAACTCTCCAATTGAGTCGATAACCACACAGCAGGCTTCGTCAAAAGGACTAGTATAATAACCGGCAGCAGCATGGGAAAGATGATGATCAGTATACCTAATAGGAGCATGTATCCCATAAGATCTAAGATACTTACGAATATTGTTTTCACCCAGCCGTAGTCCTTGGCCTGCTCTAAGTTGTCTAAGAGTTTTGATAAAGGGTCTTTCATACCATATAACTTCATCAGGCTCTCCCCATTGTTTTGCGTACTCTATTAATTTATCATTTAAATGCGCATCATTTTTTACACCACTGAAGCGTTCGCTGTGGCTTGCAAATTCTAATCCATCATCTGTAAATACAGCTAGAGCAGCATCATGGCTGTTAGCACTTATGCCCCAAGTAATCATTTGTCTTTTGTCCAAAGTCTATCTAATATAAAAAACCATACTGCATTTAGTAATGGTTCTACTACTGCATCAGTTATTGCAATATAAAAAGGTGCACCTGTAAAATACATAACGCACATAGCAGCAATAAGGAAGTGTCCTATTGTGTATATTACAGTACGTAACAATGTGCCCTTTAATGCACTGTATGATGATGTAAATTCGTTCATTTATAAATAAATGGATCTGACTTTTTAAGTTCTTCTAACCGTTTTTTAAGAGCACGATGCTCTTTCCATTTACGATAAGGAGTAGTTAACCAGTACCAAAATTCTTCTAAGTAAACCATTTTTTAGCTCTCAATCTAATTTTAAGTGGAGATTCATCAGCCTGTGTAGCAATACTATGTAGTGTATATAATCGACCATAACGTTGCACAGCATCACCGATATCGTTTATATCTTCTGCCCATTCAGGCATACTTACACTGTAACCTAACTCGATAGCACGTTCAACAAGTTTACTACCAGCTTTGTCTCTGTCAGGAACAACAATAATTTGCTTCTGTAATCTATTTAGTAGCATAGCTTGTTGGTCTGATATTTCTGAGCCGCCTAGTGCGCATCCTTCTACGTGTAGTGCATCTATTTGTCCTTCACACACGATAGCAAATACTTTAGTGTGTCGTTGCTCATCTAAGTTAAACACATATCCAGGTTGCACCTCTGTGAGATATTTAGGCTTCTTGTCTGGTGTGATAGCACGAGCAGTCCAACCTACTATTCTACCTTCATAGTAGAAGGGAATAATAAGTCTATCACGATAACCTAAACTAGGGCTCCAATGATAGTCAATGTCATCTATACGTAGATTGCGTTCAAGCATATACTGGAACACATTTACCATACGCTCTGGTATAGTGCCTACTTCTGCCCATTGATGGTCTGCAAGTCTAACAGCATCATCTGGCAACGGTACAGTGTTGAACGTAGGCAATTCCGCTATGCGTGTTTGTGCTTGTACACCTTCGTTCTCTCTCATCACTTCAAGTGCCACCTTGTTGATTACATCGTCAGGCGCTCCGGTCCATTGTAGGAGCCTTCGCATCTTGTGTGAAAAGTTTCTGCCTGGCTGCCAGGATGCTTTAAATCCGCAGTTAAAACAATGATAACTAACTCCTCCATCTGAGTTAGATATAAGTCCACCGCGTCCTCGAGTGTCTGCTGTGTGTCCGTTATGATGACAACACGGCGCATTAAATGATAACCAGCCACTAGGAGTTGATTTCCTCTTAGCAGGTAAGTATGTCAGAACTGTATCGTTTACTACACTCATACTATTATTATAGTATCGTTATGTAGTTGTGTCAAGTATTTTTTTTTAATATATTAATCCGTATGCAATACACCAAAGTTCTAAACCTAGCTTATAAAGAAGATAGTAAAGAACTGGAGATGCAACAAGCACTCCTGGCAAAAACATGGGATGTCTTATTAAGTTTTTCATTAAAAGTACACCTTAAATCCTGCCTTCCAATTACGCCCTAATTGACTGTAACCGTCAGGTCTTTCATAGTTCTTATCGTTTATATTATACAGTCCTGCAAATATTTCTATGTTGTCTTTTAAATGTTTTAATTCGGCATCATAGGTAATAACAGAACTTTTATCAATAGTAGCAAATGTTTTGCTATCAATGTCTTTGTGTTTGCCGTAGTAATTTGCCTTTGTACTATATTCTATACCGTTTATAATTCTAGCTACCTTTACATTGCTTGTAAGTTTAGGACGTCTTAATTTTTGTTCGCCATTTGATTTACGTGCATCTGTAAGGGCAACATTGCCTGTAATAAAATAATCATTTATACTGTGAGCAACTGTTGTTTCTATACCTTTAGTATATGATTTATCTGCGTCATTAACATATGTTCCATCATATATAATTGCATTAGATTCTTGAGTTACAAACACTGCTGTATCGAATATATCATTATTATAGCCTAGTTCTAAGCCTATAGTATCTTCTTCTTTTAGATTTGGATTACCTGTAAATCCGTAGTTATCTTGTCCATACATTTCGTATAGTGTAGGTACACGATAGCCTAGAGATACACTCCCTCTATAACCGTTTTTATGTAAGCCATATCTACCAGTAACTTTATCACCAAAGCCGTCTATACTATCATATCTTATACCTGTTGATATTATAGCGTTGTCATAGGTTTGTATATTTGTATTCACAAACAATCCGTTTGTGTTTCTAGTTTTGTCAACACTGCTAGTATACGGAAACGCTCCTCTAATGTTAGTTAAGAAGTTTGCATCTACATTTTCGTGTTCTGCTCCTATCGTAACATCGGCTTTGTTATAATTTAATATATGCGAAACAAGAAACGTATTAGTATTACTTTTATAATTTCCTTCAAGCAATCCGTCTTTTGTGTATGTTCGATTGTGTTTTGAATTGTTATAAGCAAATCTACTGTTGTTTGTGTTTGCATCAAATTGCAAATTAGTCCAATGCCATTTGCCTACGTAATCTTTTGTATCACTTGTTCCGTCTAGATTAGAATTGTTTAATTCATTAATATAATTTAATCTATAGTTTGCGTTGTCGCCGTAGTACAAAAAGTTTAAGTTGTAATTTGTACTATCATACGGGTCAGTTTCAGTGCCGCCCGGATATACACTTATGCCATCTGTTGCTTCTTGCTCTACATTAATTGTATATGATAATCTATCACTTATGTCAGATACTTGTATTTTCTGTTTGTTTGTATTATTAGATCCTACACTCAAAGTTGCGTAGGATTCGTGCGATACGTCTGATAATAGATTTATAACTCCTCCCGAAGCATTTGCTCCGTACACACTGCTCATAGGACCTTTTATAATTTCTACAGAACTTATGCCTGTAAAATTATGCTGGCCAATGTCGTCTGTTCCTGTAGGACTAGAATGATCCTTAATAGGTATACCGTTAAGAGTAATTAAATTTTGATCACTATCAGCGCCTCTAATATATAATGAACTTACTTGTCCTTTAGGACCGCTAGTTACAATATCTAAATTTACCACATCTTTAATATCTTCTGCTTCTACAAACTCTTGTGTGTAAGTAAAAGGTGCTAGATAAGATGGTGTTCTTTCTGCATATATCCAAACTTCTAACGGTTCAGATTTTATAGTAGTCGTAAAAAAAGCCGCAACAAAAGTTGCGACTATAGTCAGTATTATTTTATTATTCATATCACTATTATATAGTAATATTGTTACGTTGTCAACTAGTTTCTGACTAGTATTTTTGTAATTTTATCTGTAGGATCTGTTTCTGTATAAAATCTCAAATAACTATATACACCGTGGAAGTTTACAGATTTAGGTTCTGTTTCTGTTCCATCAAAGTTAACAGTTACAACATTTGCCCAGCTAGTCTGATTAGTAACTTGATTTTCTAAAGTAGCTTGTATTACAATATCTCCTGCATAGCTATTAGTATAGAATGCTACTGTATGTAATGCTTCATTTCCGTTAATACCCGGTTCAGCTGTTACTGGTCCTATTTCCCAAGCACTATCATCTACTACTGAAACTGTAGACACTTCTTTTTCTTTAACCGGACCTGGCATTGCTTCGTCACTAACAAAAATAGTTCCGTTCATTCCAAAATGTTCGTCAGTATATGTTAAAACTGATTCGGAATTATCATTAACTAGATGTACATTATAACTAAAATATTGTTGTTTAAAGTTTAATAAATCATTTTGTGTAACAGTAACCTTTACTAATCCTTTTGTAGCATTTACATTAGTGCCGTCGTGTTCTATAACTAATCTTTTATTTTCGTCAAACGCTTGAAATTTTGTTGTATAATTTGTTAAATCTATCGGCTTTTGATCTGCATTTAAAACTTTAAATTCTAACACATTATCAATGCCTTTATATACGTTTATATTTTTTTGATACACTGGTCTATACTCCGTAACGAAACCTGCTTCATTAGCTAGAACTATCGATCTATTTGAGACTAAATATCTAGGTATTAATTGCATACAGTATTTATCGGAAAACCATGTTAACAAAGGATATACAAGAAAACTTTCCATTTATTAGTGTTGTTACCTACGGAGGTAACGAATACGTTGGTATTATAGCCAATCAAGATCAACATGTTACTACAATGTACGTTTTTACGGATTTAAAAACGGATGATCATAAAAGAATGTTTCTAGAAGCAGGCGAAGTATGGTGGTGGGAGTCAAATCGAATGATACCTATCAATATCTTTTTAAGAAATGAAATGGAGTTTTTTCGATATTCATTAATAACAATGAATTCAAAAGATGTACGAGTAACAATAGGGCCTTGCGTTAATTTAAATAATTTAGCTGTAAAAAGAGTTAAACGCAAAAACGTGCAGCTAGTAAAAACGCCAAAAAATTAATTATTTGTATCTTTTAACGTACAACTCGGAACGATATCTGTTTCTATCACCGTTAAATAAACTGTCTGCTAAAAACTCTTTAACTTTATTTAATTTACTTGCAAAGTTGCCAACAGCCAATTTCATTTTATAATCTTCTCTTTTAAACGGAATAACTTGTACTAATGGCATTCCTTTTGGTAAAGTAATTTCAGTATTTACAGGTGCAGTAAAAAATGTGTTCACATGTGCTTCATGGTATCCGTCTGTTTCAACTATGCCGTTCATTGTTCTAAGATTAGGGTGTGTATGAAAATAAGGATTTACTAACATACAACTATACCCTTTAGGAGTTACAATGCTCCACGGGTTTATAAACTTAACACTTCCTTTAAAAGAATCTTTATCAAACGGATACTCAGACATTTGTGCATCTGCGTGTAATTGTATTCCTCCAAAATGTTGTGCTGCTCTAGGAGGAAACATCCATCCTAATTGATCTTCGTTTCTTAGTAGTTTAAAATCACACCATAACGGAATTATGTATCCCATACTTAAGATATCTAATGCAGCTGGACATTTTCTTATTGTAGACGAAGTAGGAGAATCATCATCAGCATCAGATAGTACAGGAGGCTGTCTTTTAAACCATTCGGGCCAAAACTTATGTGCAGGCAGCGGCGGCGCTGTATCTAATAGTTCTTCTAAATGTGTATAAAATTTTACTTCAGTTGCCATTTAATTTCTCACACAATAAATTCATATGCACTACAACAGCCATCGCATAACTTATTGCGTGTGCTTTCTTAAAATAATACTCGTCATTCTCTGGCTTCGTCCAAACTTCCTTCATTATCTCCGTCCATGTCTTCCCAATCAAATGTCTCTTCGCTGGTCGTATCATAGCAAGGACGGCAGCTAATTGTTCCACGGAAGTAGGGCAAGTCTGTTTCAGTACATCCGTATGCCCGTTTAAATGAAATAACTGATCCACAAACTCTTCGTGTTGTAGTAGTTTCCATATAGGTTCTTTCTCCATAAGTGTAGTTAAATGCTTGTCGTCTTTTACATCTTTGTATATACTAACATTCAAAAAGTCAAGTTTAAAGTAGCCTCTATCTTCTGCTGTTTTGTAGTCAATAGTAGATAAGTTATCCACAGGGTTATGAGGAATCTCAGTAACATAGACACCAGTGTTGTGTTTCTTTTCACTGTCAAGTTTAGCAACACGGTGTTGTATCTTCGACAACACTATGTCTCTATCTGCAAAGTCTATATCAATATCTGGCATTAAAGTTTGCCTTCCTCTCTTAGTTTAGCTCTAATTTGTGTTGCACTAATATTATGGATTTCTTCTCCTAAATCGTGTTGTGTAAATGTATAACCTACGCCACGTCCATAACTGATGTCTACAATATTAGGAACTTTCATTATAACATATTCGTTACCATATATAAAGCCTGCTTCTGCTAATCCCATCTCAATATTGTTATAAACTTCTTCAAAATCAAATGGATTATCGTCTTGTGCAACTGTACGTCCAGCGCCTGCATCTTGTCCTATAATACCACCTACATCGCGAATCATAATACACACTTGTCCTGTTTCGAGCAATGCTTTCTTAAACAATGCTGTGTGGCCATCATGCCACGGTTGCCAACGTCCTAACATCTGTGCTGTCGGCTTTTTCCAATCAAACATCTTTAACTCCATATTTTATATGTTTGTACCAAACTCGTTCGTGTATATAATACAAAACAAATTTAATAATTAGATCAGCTACGAAAACAGCCCCAACTGCTTTCGGAGGTAATCCAAATGCGTATGCAATTATTGCAGTCACTATACTTGCAATAATGCGCCAAGTTATTGCCTTGGCTAAGTGTCTACTCTTTGTTACCATAGTCCACCATATACTTAGATACAATTTTTACAAGTTGCTCGTGTGTGTCATCAAACCATTCAGCAACGTGATAGTCGTATTGTCCTTTGTCCAAAGGAACATACATTGCATTAGTATCTTCAAACCTACCTTCTTTGATAGTGTCCATCCATACTACATAGTCAGCACCAAACTCGTCACGTGCTTGTGGAGTAGGAGCAACAAAATCTGCTACTGCAATCTTTCCCGCCTTTACTACACCATCTGCTAGATGACGCATACGTTGAGCTTGTCTAATACGTCCTTCGGGTGTAAAATCCCAATCGTCGTATTCTTTTCTTACTGCATCTGCATTAAGATGTACTGCACCGATTAACTGTGCAAACGGAGCAGCTAAGGTGGTTTTTCCGCTTCCGGGTAAACCACATATTAGTATTTTCATAGATTACTTTCCTTTGCAATATCTTTTACGAGTTGAACATCGTTTGGCAGTCGTCTAAAACGCATTGCCCAATGTTCAGGATTAATAACGTGATAAACCATTTCTAGTTGTTCGTCGTTAAACTTACTTAGCATTTCTTTTCCGCTTGAACAATTAAGTATGAGCCAAGGTGATACTTTTCCGTCTTTGATGTGCCATACTGCCCTGTTTAAACTAACATAGTTGAAATAATGATTCCATGCTGCAGGTTCATTTTCTTCTGCCCAATCCATCATAGTTTTAACACTGCGTTCTAGTGCTGTGTGTACATCTTCTTTAAGTATAAACTCTAATACATATTTTTCATACAAGCTATCTCTAGCCCAATGATCTAATTTAACACCACTAGTAACAACGTAATCTATGTACTTCTCAGGATACAAAGGTTGTACGTTATTAAGAAAACTGCCAAATTTGACAAAAGCATTATAATACTGACTGTCAACAAAATCAGCATACGTTTTCTCTTTCTTCGTGCCCGCAGAGAGTTTGTAAAATCTCTGAAATGCATATAATCCATATCTTACTCGTTTTTCGTCTTGTTGTAACCAACGTCTTTTCTTTTCACACATATGCACAGCAAGAGTACTTTCTTTCATATACCCTTTATTACAATATTCACATATATACGGTTTGTCAGAGTTTGATATCAATGTCATATTCTTTAGCAAGTTCTTTGAGTTCTTTTTTTGTAGATAATCTAGCAAGTAATTCTACCTCATCTTGTTTCATATTAGGATAAATCTGTTCTAGCAGCTTTACACCTTTACTGTTGTCGCTTGTTTTCTTTTTATGACCAATCCATATATGTTTTCTAATTTCGCTTTTAGCATTTCGTGTAACACAAAGTAATTGCCATTGTAACTTAGGATGCTTTGTACTTAATACATTCCAATTTTTATTGTAAACTTCATTTGTCATTACGACAGCAAGTTCTTGCGCATCTCTATCACCAGCAACTGAACTTATCCAGCGATTTAGTAACCAGAAGCTCACACTCTTTTTTTCTTCGTCATTTAGTTCGTCCCAAACACTCATTGAGCCTGTGTCAAGTGCTGCTAAGATATCTCTTATTGGGAGCTTTTGTTGTGATGCCATGTTTCTATGTCCTCTGGAGTATTAATCTCAGTACCATTAAATTGTACACTCAAACAACCAATTTGCCAACCACTTTTTAACCATCGTAATTGTTCAAGTTTTTCTACACGTTCTTCTTTTTCAGCTTGCAAGTACGGGTATGCTTGTAATGCGTTCTTTCGGTAACCATAAACGCCTAGATGCCAATCACCATAGCCTGTCATACCTCTACCGAACCATAGTGCATTATCGCCTGCTCTAACCATCTTTACTGAATTAGGATTGTTTTGTTCTTCTTCTGGCATTTGTGTAAACACAGTGCTTACACTATAATGCTTCAAACTAAACAAACACTTTTCAATCATCTCAGTAGTTACGTCTGGCATGTCGCCTTGCACATTTATAAAATTATCATACTCGTCGAACAAACTACTTTTTATTGCACCAGCACAACGTTCTGTACCATTAGCATAATCTTTTGAGTCTATGTAAACTTTACCGCCTG